CGTCGGCAGCTGCCGCGTGACTCTGTTGTGTAAGGCTTTCGCCTTTTGTTTCGAATCCATAACGAGTTCGATCGCCATAAGCTGTTTTAAACTTTGCTTTTGTCATCTGTTTAATACCTTTTTACCTAATTCTGTTAATGCTTCTATTCCTGCTTCAGCGAACAATTCGGTTACTTTGGACACAAAACGACCGAAATTTTCGCCTGTGATAGAGCTTGTCTTTCCTTTCAAAAGGCCAGCATCACTCGCCATTGCAGAAATTTTTACTGCAATAGACCTATAAATACCTGCAGGAGCTTGTTTTGGCTTACCAGCTAATCCTGCTTCGACAGCTCTTAGCGCTTTTGATCCAAAAATATTTTTCACTGTATATTGGATCTCTGGCATAGAAACGTTTTCACGCTCCAACATATCCAACGTCCGTTGCTCAATTCCTGTTTGTACTCGTGTTTTTTGTGCTGTTGCAGCTTGTGAATATGCCTGTACACCAGCGGCACCTACGTTACGAGCGGTGTAGCTCGCGCCTTGCGGGGTCGAAGCTCCACCTAATTTTGCTGATAAGATAGGGTTTATACCCGCTGCTCTGAGATCTTTTACTTGTCTTTGATGAGCGGTATTGCTCATACGTTCTTGAAACGCTACTTGCCTTGCTGTTGATCCTGCTGTTTGCCGATTGGCCATAAATTCGCCACCGGCACCAATTAACGCTGCTCCAAGTAATGGATCCATTATTTACACTCCTGAATCGGTATTAGTAATGCCTCTCCAATTGCACATACTACGTCAGCCCAAGGCTGTAAGTTGTGGTGAATTAGCCATAATACTAACGAACCAAATATGGCAGGAAGGGCAAACCTCCTGGCCATATTTATTATAATTATCCATTTATGATTCATCTCTCACCTAGAAATGATCGATTAAGCCAGGAACGCTATATACTGGCATTGGACGTGTTGTTTTTAAATCGAAGTACCAATCCCAGATAAACTCTGGCTCTGTTGTTACTGCTATAACCCGATCTACTGGTGGGTTTTCTTCGATAAATGATGCGTTAAGCGCCGGCAGCGCTGTGAAATCCTGCGCCAAATGCCATACGTCCAGGCTGCCCGTAGCATTACTACGCATTTTGCCTGTGATTTGCGATGGCTTATATCTATATTCGGCATACCTTTCTTGATACCCAAATGTTTGTGAATCGGCTGAAGTACCTTGTGTATAGATTTCTTGATTAAGTATTGCCTGCTCGCCTAAATGCGCTAGTGCAGGCCAATAGAAATCCCAACGGTCACGACGTGACCACATCCGATTCATTCCTTGTTGATACGTTAGGTCTGCATAAATGCAGGCCATTCCAATTAGTACACCGTGTTCTACAAAGCTTTTTGAGAATCCACCACGACTCTGTAATGTACCAAGTGCGGATAAATTACCTTGTGGTGATGTTGTATCTGTAGAACTTGTTTGAGGAATAGGCTGCATATTTAATTCTGATTTAGTTCCGCCCAGATATTCTGGACGTTGCAACCTTGCATCTGGTGACGTTACACCAAAGTGTGATTGTAAGATTTCTGTATACCGTGTGCCACCACGAGCATCTCGCTCGTATAGTCTTTGGATTTGGAACGCTTCGCGCAGCTCATTAATTGTTGCTGCTGTTGCTGTCGTCAAATCCGCATACATATTGTTTAATGAACCTGACGGTATTGCACTGCCAGACGTGGCCAAATCATTGTCGTATTTTAACAAATCGCTGGAAGCTGTTACGACATATTTATCTTCGGGTGCTGTGTTACCGCCAAAATTGTCATATTTAATGTAAGCAGCGCTACCCAATGGCAGATTAACTGCGTCGCCTTTTTGTGGCCATGGTAGTGCTGATGTAAAGTAATCGTGGCGTTTGCCACGTTTTTGTAATGTGAAATCTGTGTATGTATCCGGTCCATCGTCTTTCGGAGTCGGAATACTATCTTGTAGATTTTCATCTCTAAACCATTCGTTCCAGATCAGATTATATGCTCGACCATGCAGGTTATTAAAATCTATACCTGCAACCTGTGTCGGCAATCCCATATAATCATATAAGGAATCTTCACCGATTGTTGCGCCTGTAATTTGTGGCACTAAATAATCTGTACTATCGCCTGGATCTGTTTGTGCACCGTTGAATTTTTCCCAGTTATCCCAAATCAAGCGATTTGGAACGAAGAAAAAGAATGTTTCAACGTACATATTATCCATCAATGGATATATCGGGGTGGCCAAACGGCCAAACCCCGTTGCGTTCATTTGAAACGTGTCGCCTGGTAGAACTTCGTCTACATATATTGGAACCAAGAACCCTGAATCGAATGTTGTTTTTAAACCGTGTACACGACTGAATGTACTACGCTGAATTTCCGCTTGTGGTACACGACTGAATTCGTGTGAGTTTGTTGTGGGTAGGGTACCCATTGGTCCGCCGAGCATTTTACTCTCCTAACGTTTCAATCTCTATAATTTTGTTTGGTTTGTTTTGTCCGGTGATTACACCGGTTAATTCGTCAAATTCACCAAGTCTATGTAATGAGAAATCGCTTGGATGTTTTGCGAACGCGTGATCTTTGTTATTGATCACAATATCTTGAACAGCCCGTATCGCTGTTCCATCTTTAATCTCTAGAAAAGGTGTTGAATACATTTCTGCTTTTCTATCGTACACTGCGTAATAAACTTTCGTCATTTCCATCTCCCGTGAAATATTTAATGCACGGAGATTTGAGCATAATATACATTACGAGTCAAAAGTTTTTTTAAGTGTTTGTTTCGACTCTAGTTAGCCTGTAAATGATTCATTTTATGACATTTTACAGGTTTCTAACTAATCGTTCTAATTTTTTTATTTTTATTTCTTCTGACACCCAGAGGTCATCCATCGCCTTATTATATTCTGTGATCGTCTCTGGCGCCTGTTCTTTTCGCTGCTGTTTTATTTGTTCAAAATACTCTGGGTCGTATTTTTCTAATTGTTTATCATAGTACCTTGGTACTTTCATTTTTATATTATCGTGGACTATATAATCGTGACGGTGTGCGTCAGTCCAACCATATTTCCAATACCAAGATTCTCCAATTCCCGCACGGCGGGACATTGTTGCGTATTGGTTTTCGAGATCGTATTCAATCTCACCTGTTTCAGGATTTATATATTGCTCAGGGGTCGCCTCCCCTTTCGCTTTTTTCATTACATAGCGCGCAACGTAATGTGCGCTTTCATATGTGCAGCTGCCTATTCTGTGGAACCCGTAGGGCCACAATTCTTGTAATTCGGGTGATATATATAAGTTGTTACCTAATTTTTTTTCCCAGAGAGTTTTGTCTGGGAAATCGTACCCGAATATTAACGCATGATAATGCGGTCTTTTATTTTCATCACCGTATTCCCCGCAATGGAAAAATCTAACTTCTTTTCCAATCTTTTTGCGGAACCGTTTCATAAATTTTTGAAACTCGGTGATATCCAGAGACCATGGGCGAGGGCGCTGCTCCAATGTCTCTGGGTTTATTGTTAATGTGATAAAACAATTGTTTTCGTGCATCTGGGCTTCGTGCATACACCTTATTGCCCATTCGCGACTGTGTTGGAGGCGGCAGCCCCAACATTGACCACAAGGCAAATTAAAACCCTTTGCGAAAGCAAAGGGTTTGTTAAATACCACTTTGCCCTCGTATTTAAACGCGAGGAGTGGGTGATAACAGGTCATATTATAGCCTTATTCCACCCCGCATTGGTTTTGCAAAGTTACGCGGCTGAACCGCCATAGCTCTTTTCGTGAACATCTTTTTTGATTTGCTCTTGTTCATTTTTTTTCTGTATCTCATCGTTTTCTCCTTTTTCGTAGAGTTGTAACCAAACTTCACCGTTTTCGTTTGGCATTGGATATGTTTCTAATTTCATACTAAATTTATTTTCACGTTTAAACGCCATACCAACGTGTATCCAGTTAGTCCTATCTCCAGATTTCTTAGCCTGGACTACTTTATAATTTACATCCCACACGACATTAACCTCCTTAAGTGTCAGTAGGCCCAGTTAACATCAAGCAGCTAACTGGGCCTGCGAGTCCTTACTCCCCTGCTTCTTGGGGAGCGGGAGGTGCGGACTCGCTTTTTGGTGTCACCTCCACCTTCGTTTCGGGCGCTTTCGCTAACCCCATTTCTATCATTTTTTCCGAATTTTTCGGATCGGTGGCAAATTCAAAAAATAATCCAGCATTATTGTTGAATTGCTCCCGAATGTGACTCGGTACTTCTTGAAAGCTTTGTTCGGCGTCGCGAACCATGTTAAGAGCTTCTGCATACTCGTTGATTTCTGAATAATCGCCATATTGCGCTATTCCTTTGTTTACATTTGCAATTAGACCTGTTCGGTCATATTGCTTGATGATGTTACGCACGTCGGCAGCTGCCGCGTGACTCTGTTGTGTAAGGCTTTCGCCTTTTGTTTCGAATCCATGACGAGTTCGATCGCCATAAGCTGTTTTAAACTTTGCTTTTGTCATCTGTTTAATACCTTTTTACCTAATTCTGTTAATGCTTCGATTCCTGCTTCAGCGAACAATTCGGTTACTTTGGACACAAAACGACCGAAATTTTCGCCTGTGATAGAGCTTGTCTTTCCTTTCAAAAGGCCAGCATCACTAGCCATTGCAGAGATTTTTACTGCAATAGACCTATAAATACCTGCAGGAGCTTGTTTTGGCTTACCAGCTAATCCTGCTTCGACAGCTCTTAGCGCTTT